TGTTTTGGTATTGATGTAGCAGATTCTATTCACGACATCGGTGCTAAAAACCTAGAAATGATGCTACTCGCAAAACATGGCGGTGGAGTAGGCATCGGTATAAATCAAATCAGACCCGCTGGAAGTAACATTACAGGAAATGGAACGAGCGATGGTGTTGTACCATTCACTAAAATATACGACAGTACTATATTGGCAACCAATCAGGGTTCTGTGCGTAGAGGAGCAGCAAGTGTTAATATTGACATTGAACATGGTGACTTCTGGGAATGGCTAGAAATTAGAGAGCCTAAAGGAGATGTTAATAGACAATCTCTTAATCTTCATCAATGTGTTGTAGTACCAGATGGATTTATGCAAAAGATTGAAGCTGGCGACAAAGAGGCTAGAAAGAGATGGATTGCAGTCTTAAGAAAAAGAAAAGCGACTGGTGAACCATACGTGATGTTTAAGGGCAATATTAATAGAGCTAACCCTGATGCATACAAACAAAACGGATTAAAAGTTTATATGACTAATATCTGTTCTGAAATTACTTTACACACAGATGAATCTCATTCTTTTGTATGTTGTTTATCTTCTGTTAACTTAGCAAGATATGATGAATGGAAAAATACAGATCTTATTTACACAGCAACTTGGTTCCTTGACGGAGTCCTAGATGAATTTGTTCAAAAGGCAAAATTCATGAGAGGCTTTGAGAATTCTGTAAGATCTGCAGAAAAAGGTAGAGCACTAGGACTTGGAGTTCTTGGATGGCATACTTATTTACAAGAAAGAGGTATTCCATTTGAAGGCTTATCAGCACAATTTGAAACTAGAAAGATCTTTAAGCAATTAGAAACTGAAAGTGAAAAGGCTTCAAGAGATATGGCATTAGAAATGGGCGAACCATTATGGTGTAAAGGTACAGGAATGAGAAACACTCACCTGAGAGCTATAGCACCGACTGTAAGCAACTCAAAACTAGCGGGTAATGTATCTGCAGGTATTGAGCCATGGGCGGCTAACGTGTTCACAGAACAAACTGCAAAGGGTACATTTATTAGAAAGAATCCAGTATTAGAAGGTTTCTTAGGACTTATTAATAAGAATACTAGAAAAACATGGGATCAAATCTTAACAGATGGCGGCTCTGTACAAGGACTAGAATTTATTGAAGATTACTATGTTAAAGTAGCTACTAGTATTACAAATAAAGAAAATATAATTACTAAAAATAAATTAGACGCTTTACCTGAATTAGAACAAGACCAATACGTGCCTATTAAGAATATCTTTAAAACATTTAAAGAAATTAATCAATTAGAATTGGTAAAACAAGCAGGTATTAGACAACAATATGTTGATCAGGCTGTAAGTTTAAATTTAGCATTCCCTAATGAAGCAGATTCTAAGTTTATTAATAAAGTACATTTAGAAGCCTTTAAAGAAGGAGTTAAAACTCTCTATTATATGAGAACAGAATCCGTATTAAGAGGAGATATTGCACAAGCAGCAATGGATCCAGATTGCTTAAGCTGCGACGGATAATAATTTAGTTGTGGTTAAGTCCACTTCTTAGGACCGAGATAGTTCTCGGATCAAGGCCAGGGGTTCGCTACTTCCTGGCCTTACTTTTTTTACAAGTTTGTTAATTATTTTTGGAACAAAGCACAGATACTCTGTATAAACTGTTACATTAACAAAGAAATGAACAATCATTCGTTAACAAAAATATTAACCCATACTGCTCAAACACAAGTAGCAGTTACTTCTACATCTAATCCTAGAATACTGCAAACTGCAGACTGAGTAGAAGATTTTACAAACCAAATTAATTTATTATGAAAAATTTTATTTTATCAATGGCACTAGTTGTCTTAACAACTTTAGGTGCAAACGCGCAAAACGCAAAAGGTGACTGGTACGTAGGTACTGGCGATATTACTAACACGGCATGGACTGAGTTATCAATCCAGCCAACAATTGGCTATGCTTTTTCTGACAACTATATGGTTGGAATGAATTTGACACAAGCAGACTCAACAGAAGACATGGTCTTAGGTCTAGAAGGAAGATACTTCCATAAAGGATTCTTTGGCTACGTTGCACTAAACGACTTTGATTTCGATCAAGCTCAATTAGGTGTAGGTAAAATGTTTGAGTTCCACAAAGGAGCAATGTTTGTAGATCCAAAAATCGTTTACGATTTAGGAGCTGAAACAACTAACCTTCAAATTGGGTTCGGCTTAAAATTCTAAGCTAAATCTAATTTGGTTTAAAGCCCAGGTTTCTAGGATCCTGGGCTTTTTTAATGAAACAAACTAGCACTTTACTAGTATAACTATCAAACAAAAATATATTTAGATGAAACTACAAATTGATCGAATTGACCAACACGCTTTAACAGGTTTTATTAACCGAGTTAAACTAATTGACTCATTTGTCTACATGAAAATCAAAGATGGACAAATAACTTCCGCAGTATATCTCCCACAAAGAGATGCTGTAAAATCACATGCCGTTGAATGTGATAAGATTTTTCAAATCAGCGAATGGCCTGATACTGACCTAGAAATGAAGGTTGCCTTCTTTGAAGGAGCAAAGGTTATCGAAGCTATCAAACACTTTGATGCAGACGCTATTAAAGGAGAATTAGAATTCATTGAACAAGAAGGCGAATTAATCGCATCTTCATTGAGAATGTTTAATGATGAATTAGAAATTACATTATCTTGTTCAGAGCCTTCATTAGGTTTTAAAGATTTATCACCAGACCAACAAGCAGCTATCTTTGCTATTGACAATACTAAGTTTAGCTTTAACATGGACACACATACCATCGGTAAAGTAAAGAACTTATTTGGACTTGATAAAGAAGAAACATTTAGCGTAAAAGCAAATGGCACAGGAGTAGCTGTAAGTGGAAAATCATTTAACGCTACAATTAATCCAGAATCAAATGGTAATGGAGAAGTAACTGTCTATAAGAAGTATTTAAATCTTTTAGATAGAGAAGAACAAAAAGTACATATCTCAGACTCTAAGATTGTATTTCAATCAGTAGAATCCCAAACACTATTAACTGTTTCAACTTGTCAAACAGCTTAATATATGAATATAGAGTCACTTACTGAGAAACCAATCGATCAACTTAGTAGAGAAGATGCAGAGCTGCTTGTAAGTCATTACAAGCAGCTATCTGCTAAATATACCGCTTATGAACAAGCAGTAAAATTAACTCTTAACTCTATCTACGGTGCATTCGGTAACAAGTGGTTTCACTTCTTCAATATTGATATTGCAGAATCTATTACGAAACAAGGTAAGAACGCAATTCTATATTCTGAAACCATACTTAATAAGTATGTAAATGAGTTTTGGCACAAGGACACTAAAGTACATGAACAATTCGGCTTAACTGTTAAAGGTAAAGTTGAAAAACCAGCGGTAATCTATATTGATACAGATTCATGTTACGTACAGTTCCAAGATCTTTATGAAACTATTGTTTGGAAAGACGAAGAGAAGGCTTTACCACTTGATGAATTCATATTAGCATTTTACGCATTTAGACTTAAGGATTATATTACCGCAACCATGCATAAATATGCAGAACTTAGAAACACAGATAATTTCTTATTCTTTGAATTAGAATCATTAGCATATAATGGTATTTGGATGTCTAAGAAAAAGTATATTCAAAACATTGCATGGGATGATAAACTAGAAGTTACTGATAGACACCCTCATTTAAAGAAGGTAAAAACAATCGGCTTTGATACTATTCAATCATCAACACCAAAGTTTGCTAGACAAAAGCTAGTAGAAGCACTAAAGATTTTATTTAAATCTCAGCAAACACCAGGTGCAGAAGAACTTCAAGAACTTGTACAGTTTATGAAAACTAGCAAGAAAGAATTTCAACTTGCAAACATAGATGATATTTCATTTAATCGTAGAACTAATAATATTGACAAGTATATTGTTGACGATCAAATTGAATTTCAAGTAGGACTTAAATGTCCAGCAAATGTAAAAGCTGCAGGTTACTATAACTACTTATTGAACCAAAATTCAAAATATAAAAACAAATATAAGGTAATTGGTAATGGTGAAAAGCTAAAGATTTACAATTGTAAAACACCAATATCAGAAGTTTATGCATATATGCCAAACGAACATCCTTATGAAATTGCACCACAAGTAGATTACGATACTCAATTTGAAAAATGTATGATCGATCCTCTTAATAGAGTATTAACTGCAATAGGATTACAAACATTAGACACAAACCTAATTTATGCTTCGGCATTATTTTAAAATAAACATTATGGATAAACCAATTAATAATTTTAAACAAATCATGGATCTAGTAGAACTATATCCTAACGATCAAGAACTTGGTAAAAATGTAAGGCAAGTTTATTGGGCACAAAGAAATAACGTGACAGATCCAAATCAATTAAAAATAGAATTCCCAGAAGATACTATTGAGCTTGTTGATGAAGATATTGATACTATAGCACATCGAGCAATAGATTAATATAAGCGATCATGGCAGATAGAATTAATATAAAAGATTTACCAGAAGCTCAACAAGAATATGTAAAAGAATATCAAAGAATTTTACATGGGTTGGCTGATGTGCAGGATCAAATTAGAGATCTAGAGAGAAAGGCTCATAATTTAACAGAAGACTTAGATACACTACGAGCAAAAGAAAAGGCTGAGTTCGGAGATGACGGAGTTATACTCTAAACAATTTAAGCTTTTCACATATAATAATAAACAAAAGAATACAATGGCAAAAAAGAAAACATTTAGTTTTGATGACATTAATAAAGAACTAGCAGATCTTAATCCGCTAGGTTCAGTTATGGAACATTCTAGCTTTAGTGAAGTTACAGAGTGGATCGATACTGGTAACTATCATTTAAACGCATGTGTTAGTGGTTCACTATTTGGTGGATGGCCTAACAATAGATCTTGTTCAATTGCAGGACCTTCAGGAACTGGTA